TTGTAATGAGAGCGAGTTAGGTCTTTATTTGTTCATCTTTTTGTATTACTTTTTAACACAGAGATGACAAGAAGAAAAAAAATAGAATTTTTATTAAATACCGATTGGATGTTTGAAAAACCAATCGATCGAGAATATAAAGAATACAAATTACTTTCTTATTTTCAAAAGATGGGAGAAAAACTCGACAAGTTAGAGTTATACCCAGGATTCATTGAGTTGTCATTACATTTAATGAATGTTCAGGCTTTAATGAGAGATCAAAAAATTGTTTATACCGATAAAAAACTAAACAATATTGACGATGAATTATTAGTTAAAGACCTCAAAGTCAAAGAAATTCCAAAATTAACAGAAGAAGAACAAAAAGAATTTATTTCCATTTTAAGTTATTCAGCACCAAGAATTATGGAATACTTCAATATTGCAAAATCTGTATGGACAATTGTTTTTGATTCTTTGGATATGAAAATTAGACGAAACAAGAAAAATGTCGTAAACCCCAAAGGTTATTTTTACTTCATCGATAATTCAAAAAAACATTATGTTTGGGAATACACGATAAAAAAACAAACAAAATCTAATCCCCAACAAATGACAAACGTAAATTTGGTTTATTCTGACCAAGTAAATGATTTGACTATTTCAAAAATAATAAATAACTTTTCAACATTCACGGTTGAAGAGAGAAGATCCGCACCAATCTTTCAAATGACATGTTCAGGTGAGTTTCCAATAGAAGAAACTTTACTTCCAATGTTTAAAAGAAGAATATCAGGATTTATTTCACAATCAAAAACTTTATAAAAGAAAATTTAATTAAATTGTTATGAAACTGAAACTAGAATATGTGTGGCTAGATGGATACAAGCCAGAACCGAATTTAAGAAGCAAAGTTAAAATTGTTGATTATGATTCCGTTTCCATTGCATTTCTTGACGGAAACTTTCCAATATGGAACTTTGATGGATCATCCACATCACAAGCAAATACCGGAAATTCAGATCGTTTGTTGAAACCTGTTAGACATTATGTCAAAGACATGCAATCAACAATCTATATTTTATGTGAGGTGTTAAACCCAGATGGAACACCACACGAATCAAATAAAAGATCTAGTATTGGTGAAGGATTTGAAGATCTTTGGTTTGGTTTTGAACAGGAGTATTTCATTCGAGAAGAAGTTAATGGAAACATTTTGGGTCACAAAAGAAATATTCTAAAAGGTCAAGGTGAATACTATTGTGGTGTTGGGCATAATGTTGTTGGTCGTGAGTTTGTTGATGAACATTTAAATATGTGTTTGAACTATGGTATTAACATCACAGGAATCAATGCTGAGGTTGCTTTAGGTCAGTGGGAATATCAAGTATTTTCACAAGGTAAATTACAAGGTGGAGACGATCTTTGGATGACAAGATATTTTCTATTCAAAATTGCAGAAAAATATGGTTATCATATTGAACTTCACCCAAAACCAATCACACACGGAGAATGGAACGGATCAGGTCTTCATACAAACTTTTCAACAGACATGATGAGATTTGATGGAAACGAAGAATACTTTATGGCATTATTCAACGCATTTGAATCAAGACATGAGGATCATATCAAAGCATACGGATCAAATAATCATTTGAGATTAACAGGACAATACGAGACTCAGGCGATTGATAAGTTCAGTTGGGGTGTATCTGATCGTGGAGCGTCAATTAGAGTTCCACAGGACACCGCAAAAGAATGGAAAGGATATGTTGAAGATAGAAGACCGGGGTCAAACGCTGATCCATACAAGATCATTTGTGAAATTGTTAAATCATTAGATGTTACACAACTACTTTATGACACAAAAACTATGATCAATAAAGAAGTTGATTTGAATGGTCTTAGTGAAAAGTATGGAACTATGTCTAATGATGAATTGTTAAAAGAATATAGAGAAGAAGAATAATGGTTAATGGATGGGCGTTATTGGTGGGGATATTTTTTGGATTTTTGGCTCAAATTGGAACTTTCTTTCAACTTCAAGGACCTTTGAAATATGAATGGATTAAAAATCATTATTGGACAATGGTAATGATGGGTATTCCAATATCAATGTTGTTTATGTATTCAGTGAAGAATATGATAATCGCATACAATGGTCAAATGTGGCCTTCAAGGTTGATTGGGTTTAGTATTGGAGCGGTTGTTTTTACATGGTTAAGTTGGTTAATTTTTAAAGAACCCCTAACATTAAAAACCATAGTTTGTTTGATTTTAGCAATAGGAATTTTAATAATACAATTATTTTGGAAATAGAATGGAAAATAAAGAACATGTAAATCACCCACAACATTATGGGGGATCAGAAAACATTTACGAAGCCATCAAAGTAATTGATGCTTGGGAGTTAGGGTTTAGTTTAGGAAATACAATAAAATATATAAGTCGTGCAGGAAAAAAAGGAAAAAACAAAGAATTGGAAGATCTACAGAAAGCCTCGTGGTATCTCCAACACCACATCGAACAACTCGAACAAAAAATCAACTCTGAATCAAGAGATTAACATCTTAGATGCGATCACCACACCAAACGAATTAATTCGTGAAACCCTTATCAACTTTACTTGGGGGTTCTTAGGAAATTCTATTGTTGTTTTTGTTGCAAAAGAACTGGACTTTTTAGTTTTAATAAACTATATTGTTTATTACATTTTAATTTCTTATATTGTGAATAGAAATAAGTATGAAACTATATTAGGTAAGTTTATTATTCTTCCTGGATCGGCAGCGGCAGGTGCTTTTACAGGATATAAATTGGCTCAAATAATATCGAATTTTTTATAACATGAACTATTACAAAATTACACTTGGTGGTCGAGGATCTGAAGTTTATCCTTTTGAATTGAATGAAGAACAATATGAGAGTCTTTTGGAAGGAAATGTTGAGACCGATGGTTTAGATTATGACGATATATGTCAAATTTTAAATGTCGAATCATATTTTGATTGTATAAATGAAACCATAATGGGACCATATACAGAAACAATTTATATGACAGTTGAAGATTCAAACGGAGTTATCATATATGAAACTGAAAGTGTTGATTACTACAAGTGTAGTTATAGGGAATTACATAATGAAAATAAAAAATATCTCTTTATTGAAGATTATTGTAAAGGACAACATATAGTTTATGATATTCCTTTAGAGGAAGAATTTGACATTTCCAAATTAAAATTCAAAATTGCGGACATTTCAGAAAGAATTGAAATTGTTGAAGGTATTTCTTACGAAGGTCAAGATTTTGAAATATACAAAGGATATGGAACAACAGATAGTAAAGGTATGTATTACACATTAAAACAAGAATATAAAAATGATTGAAACAGGAAAAATAATAAACGGTGATTGTATTGAGGTAATGAAGACATTACCGGAAGGGTCTGTAGATTTGGTTTTAACTAGCCCGCCTTATGGTGTTGGGATTGATTATGATGTCCATGAAGATGATGTTGAATTTAACGAATACGTTGAGTTTGCAAAATCTTGGTTGTCGGAAGCATATAGAGTATTGAAAGATGATGGTAGAATTAGTCTGAATATTCCGTATGAAATCAATCGTCAGAAAAAAGGTGGTCGTATCTTCTTTGTGTCAGAGATGTGGCAGATTATGAAAGAAATCGGTTTTGGTTTCTTTGGTATTGTTGATTTAGAAGAACAATCACCACATAGAAGTAAGACAACGGCTTGGGGTTCTTGGATGAGCCCAAGTTCACCATACATTTATAACCCGAAGGAGTGTGTTATTTTGGCTTATAAAAAACAACACATCAAAAAGGTTAAGGGTCAACCACAATGGATTGGCGAATTAACTGAAGTTGAAAAAGAAGATGGGTCTAAACGAAATAAAATGGTTTATAGTGAGAATGATAAGAAAGAATTTATGGAGCTTGTTTTTGGTCAGTGGAACTATTTTGCAGATACAAAGTCATTGACTAAAGCAACCTTTTCAATGGATATACCAACAAAGGCGATTAAAATATTGTCATATAAGAATGATGTAGTATTGGATCCATTTGCTGGTTCGGGAACTAGTTTGGTTGCTGCAGAAATCTTGGATCGCAGATGGTTGGGAATAGAATTGTCACCAAATTATTGTGATATTGCAAGAGGAAGAGTTCAGGTCTTTGTTGATGAAAAAACAAAAGTGAAAGTTGAAGAATTAGATTAATTTTATTCTGTCACCTTCTTTGACATTGTATTTCTTACAAGATCCACCTGGAAGTTCTAAAACATGATTACCACTTCCTTCATATCTATCACATTCATCTGTGATACAAGGTTTACAATTATGATGAATTTTTATAATCTCATCATCGTTGATAAAAATTATGTCCAAATGAACCAAACAATTTTTCATCCAAAAAGAGTGAGGTTCATCATCCATAAAAAATAACATACCGTCAAATGATCCGTCAAATCTTTTTCCCATCATACCTTTTTGTATGTCTTTTGATGTTAATAATGTTTTAACGTCAAAAAGACTATCATTTACCTTTACCTTCATATTTATAAATATCTATGGTTAAATTTAAAAAATGGGCTGGTATAATTTTAAAACATAACGATGAGGTTTTGTTGTGTAAAAGAGCACCCGAAAAGTCTTTACCAAATACTTGGTCAATACCGTCAGGAAAAATGGAAGATGGTGAATCACCGGGTTATTCTGCTTTAAGAGAGTTTTATGAGGAAACAAATATTGAACTTGATCAGAAAATTGATTTGGTTGGTTTTATAACTAAATATAAAAAAGACGGAACAAAAAAAGGGCATATGTTTGTTTTCAAGTCCGAAACCCAAGAAAAACAAGAACCTGATTTAGAAAAGGCGCAAGACGGATTTGAACATACCTCTTGTAGATATTATAAAAAAGAAGAACTACCCATTCAAAAAGAAAATGAAGAATTGATGGAACTTATTAAAAAAGTTTTGAAATAATTTGAATTATAATTAAAAGTTTATTATATTTGTAGAAATATAAACCAAATGATAAAATTAACATTTCAACATACCGTAACAATAATGAACGAAAAGTTCGGAAATTTATTAACCGAATCTTTTGTTGATCCAATTCAGTTTAAAATATTTTTAAAAATGATTGATGGGGCTTTGAATCTTAAAGAAGATCTTTCTTTTTATGACGGGAACACATTTATGGTTCATATTCCACACAAAATATTAAAAGAATCTGTAATTTTGACTAACGTTAAAGAAGTCACTATGGCAGAGCAAGTAAGAAATAAAATTGAAACATTAGTATAAATGAAATATATAACATCACTTTTTTTATTGGTTTTACTCATTACTTCTTGTGTAAAAGAAGACGTAACTCCACAACAACC